GCATCAATAACTTGTTCTTGAAATGGTGACATGAACTGCATTGTTTGTCCTGGTCCAACTAATCCACGAGCCGCGTCTATATCTGCACGACCCACACCTTGTCCTAATAATGCTGCGCTTACACCCGCATCAGCTAATCCTGCTGCTTGTTGTAAGAATGGTTCAAAGCCAGCGATTCCTGTGCCTGGTCCGACATCTGTAATGGTCCCTGATACAGGGTCAAAAGTTAAAGCACCAAGTCCTGCTTGTGTTGCTGCCATTTGTTGTGCAGCTTTTTGTGGGGCAGTTACTCCAGCAACAGATGGTGCAAACGCACCTGTTTGAATTGCTTTTGCTGGATCTAGTGTTGGTAATAGTCTGGCGGTAAAGGCATCAGCTGCTCCCGCTATGGATGGTGCAAATTCTGTTTTTGTAATTTGTGTTGTTGTCATTATACGACCATTGCCTCCAGTTGATCTTGTATTTTATACAGTGCACGAGCCCCGGCCCTTGGGTCAGGTGTACCTGTTAGCATCTTACCGAGCCCTGCTACTGCATTATCGTTTAGCACGAACTCGTTGACCGATAGCATTGCCGGCACATCGTCGGCTCTTTTAGCACCTCCCATAGGTATAAACGTTCCTTCTCTGGCGTCAACCTGTTTTCCTGGTGGTAGACCTGGGACCTTGCCTCCTTCACTAAAACTTGATTGTAATATGGTATCAAAAAACGTGTTTGATCCTTTGCCTTTCTCTATATAATCATTAAGCTGTTCACCATATTGTTTTTCTGCGTCTGGGTTTTCAGAGAAATATCTTAAAATTTTCATTGTATCTCCACTGGAAACAAATTTTTCTCTTCCTAATCTTTCCATTCTTTCAGAAAAAGCATCTACCTCGCCCTCCTCATCTATTTCAATATCTGGTCTTCTTTTCGGTCTTATATCCGATCCTAGATCAGGAAGATTTAATATTGCTTCTATGCCACTTACAAATGTATCAGGGTTTGTACCGGTGTTAAGACCTATACGACCACCTTCTGCTTTTTCATCTTTTGGCTTAAATGGTATTATATCTGCTGTTTCTGGATTTGATACTTTTATTTGCCCTTCGTCTATGCCTTTTTTAATTAAATCTAAAGATTCTTTTTTCCCTGGTTCTGGTGTTCGTGCACCTCTAAGAAAATCTAAAAACTCTTCGGTTGGTGGTTGGTTTCTTAATTTTTCTAATTGTGAAAAATCTATTTGAGCTCCGATTATTTCCTTACCGTCAAAAATTGGTTTTGGTGTTAAGTCGCCGCCTAATTCATATATTTCAAATATACTTTCCATTCTGTCAACAGCGTTGTCCATATATTCTAAATAGTCATTGTTCATACCAGGGACAGGATTATCATAAATTTGTTTTTTAACTTTATCCGACATTGCATATGCAAGTTTAGCTCTTTGCTCTTGATTCATTAAACCAAGTTTTTGACCTGTCATTATGGCCTCTGCTTCTACTAAACCTTTGTAAAGAGCTTCACCTGTTGGTTGGTCTACAACCTCATCAGGAATTTTATTCATAAACTGATCATATATCTCATTAAACTGTTGTTCACCAACACCTCTGTTTACTACTTTTTGTTTGTAAGTTTGTTTTTGTCCAAAAGGTTTAATACCTCTGTCTGCAAGTCTAGCTGCTTGTCCAATGCCTTCACTAAAAAATTTACCTAAAAATGCATTGACACGTCCACCCTCACTGTACCCTGCACCTTCGGCCATTCTCTCTGCTTCTTCTCTTGAAAATCCTGCTCTCATAACAAAGTCTATATAAATCTGTTTGTCTTTTCTTTTATCAGCAGCTGACTTTATCCCAGCTTGTCGTTCTTGTTCTTCTAAATCAAGCTGCTCTTCTGCTGCAGCTTTTGCTGTGTAAGCTGTGCCATAACTGGTTGCACCTTTAAGTAAACTACTTGGACCAGTGCCTGTAGTAGGAATACCAAAAACGTCTGAGTCAAAAATTGGTTTTCCAGTATTAGGGTCTATGTTTGCTCTGCCTGTAAACTCTTGTGCTGTTAACATAGCCCTATCAAAAAAAGTCCCTTGTCCTTTTATCGCTTCAAACTCAGGTGTTCCAGGTGTTAAGTATTCAGTGGCAACCATAGAAGGTGTTCCTGAAGGATCTGGTATGTAAGTTGGTTTTGTACCAGGAGCTGTAGTTTTATCAAGAATCATTCTTGGTTTAGCAAATTTAGAGTCAGGTCCTGGTTGAAACCCTCTGATACCACCGATACCTGCTGATATTAATGTGCTTGTTGGATCTATTTGACCTGATCCTGTCAACGCTTGTGTAAGTGCACTGGTTGTGCCTGCTCCTAAAAAGCCTGCTGCAGCTGGACCCAAAGCTGAAAACATACCACCAACCATTGGACCAAGAAAAGCAGACGCCACTACTGGTAAAATTGGTTGTAACTCTCTTGGAACTACTTTGTTAACGACTTTTCTTACCGGCTTAAATATATCACTAACAAAATCACCTAGTCCAAACTCTGGTCTTTGTGCTAAATTTCCAATACCGTATTGCATTATTTAATAATCCTATAATTAATGTGAGTGCGCAAGTGAGCCATGCTTGAAATAAGCTCTTTGTTTTTTCTTAATTTACCGCCTTTTACCATAAAACGCAACTATGATTCCGAGCCCATAGCTGGCATTTTTGCTACCTTTATATAGACACTTCTAGAAATATCTTCTCTTTTTGTGTCTGTATTTGGGTCATCTACGTCAGCGTCACCCTCAGCATCAGAATTGTATTCTTTGCCTGTCTTTATGTTTTTTAGCACAACGGTAGTATCAACCTTTATTTGAGCTATTTTCTTATCGCCCTCGTATAAGTATGCTACTGAACCTGGTTCTTCAAAAGCCATGTTTCCTCCTAGTCTCTTGTTATTTCTAATACAGATAACACCACATGTAAATCATTGGCATTCTCTGCTTGCACTTTAATTACCTCAGACTCCTCCGCGACTAAAGGTTGAGTCAAAAGCTCGGTTGTTGTTTTAGCAGCTATGTCCTTCTGCTTAAACAGACTAAATATCGTGCCACCTGAATTTACCAGTGTGACTGTAATCTCACACGCATTACTAGCATCATCGTTAGAAACCAGTATTGATTTGACAAGACCCGTTGTCTCTGCAGGCACCGTGTACAGCACCGTCAAATCAGTCGTTGTAAGATCAACTTTTTTGTTTACAAAATTATTGGCCATAGAACCATATAAACCTTTCTAGTTCGTCTTTTAGGTCTTGTTGAAAAGACGAGTTTAATTGTTCAACGATAGAGCTAGTTGATCTGTTGATCTGTCTTTGGTTTGACTGATCATACTCTGATGCTGGCTCTGTAACTCTAACTACTATCTTAGCCACCTCTTGCTCCATCTGGTTTTACATCAAGCATAAAAGTTCCGTAACGCCATGCCTCGTTTGCGTTTGCATTTGCTATCTTTACATTTACATAACGACCACGTGCACGTGTATCTATTTTTGTTGTTGATGATGTTATAGAAAAAGGTGTTGTCTCTGATGCAGTATCAGAGCTAGTTGGAAAATCTTTTATGTTCACCGTAACGTCAGCTGTTCCTTGTATAGTTTTAAAGTCAGGTATAAACCTACTAACAGATAAAAAATTATCGCCAGCACTTGCCTCACCTTGTATGTCAAAATCATAAGATTGTATAAAAGAAGTAACGGTTGTAACCGTGCCGTCTTCGTTTGTTTGATCAGTGCCAACTTCGTGTTCAAAATATTTAGTTTGTCCCAAACCGCTTTGACCAAGTATAACTGGAAAAGTTCCTGATAAACTTGTGTCAAACTTGGTTGCATATGGTTTTTGATAAATACCAGAGTCAATCCAAGAAGATCTTGATTCTGTTGATAGAGACCAAATACCACCAGGTACCTGTGCAGACTCTGCATAGTTATACAAAACACCTTTGTTATTAAAATCACTGTTTGCTGGATACCACCAAATTATTTCTGAAAATAAATTATTTATACCTGCAAAAACTTGTTGACCTTTCGTGTTGTCAAAGTTGTCAAATACTTCATCCTCCACGGAACATGGCAATGTTTTAACCGTACCATCAAATGCAAAGAAACCTTTTGTACTCATCCAATATGCAACACCATCAACTTCAATCGCAGCATTTTTACCAACAAGTCCACAGTTTGTGCCAACTTGTTCAAAACCAAAAACAAAAGGTGATCCAACAAACTTCATGATGTACAGAGCGTTGTCGGTAAATACTAAAATATTTTCTTTGGCTTTTAATGCACCAACAATTTTCGTGCCGTCTTGTAGTCTTTGTGTGCCGGCTGTGTTAGTTGAGGTTGGTGTAAACGTATTAATATCTTCCTGTGATGAAAACCGTATAAACATATCATCTTGTGTAGTAGACGTACCAATAGTTGTCTCTGTTCCAAAGTGTATCAAGTGTCTAGTTGTTGGTGATATAAGAGTTAGTCTAGATGCTGTTGGATTACTGCCCGTTGCAAAACCACTAGTTGTTTTAGAGGCTCGAACTTCTAGTCTTTGAGCAGCCGCAGCATTCCATGTAAATGTTTCACCATTTGCAATTGTTGCAACCAAAACTTCACCAAAGTTATCAAGTGACCAAAGCCCCGGTTCTAAGGTTGTTTGGTTTGCAGGTAAAGCTGTGCCCCA